TGACCTTTATAGCGATTTGACCGATGACCTACACAATTTGAACAAGAAGCAAGTAGATCTAAACTTTGTTCGACAACTCTTTCTTTCAACCAAAGACCAAATACTCATCAAATTAGCTCCTAAACTAGAACAAGAAGTCTTTCATGGCGCCAGAGGACTAAGAATAGATAACAATTTATTGATTCGTCTCTCAGCAATTAACAGAGCCATGTTTAGGGATCTTGAACAAGATGTAGAACGGCTAATCAGAGAAACTTTAGTCAAGACAAGTGCCGAACTAGCGATTGGCAAGAGAGATAACCTTTCAATTGATACTTTGCAGTTTAGAATGCGGTTCATAGAACGTTCTAGAAAACACCAAGCATATATACTTGGAAAAATGGCTGCCCTTGACGCAAATGGTATAAATGAAGTGAGTATAGCCTGTGAACCAGATGGAGAACACTATAATATCTGGCATAACACGGTTATTGGAGTTAAGAATCCTGATTTAGATCTACTACCTTTTAGTAGAGCAAATTGCCGTTGTGATATAGTGCCAATCCGGAGAGACGCCAATGTCTGAAACATCAGCTTGGAAGAGACCAATGGAGTTTAATGATTTCGCAACAACAATTGCGAAACCTATAAGTTTTGTTGACTCTTCGGGTTCAAAGATTTCTTTCAAAGACTCTGCAAAGGATGGCAAACCTCGGCTAAGAGCAAAAGTCAAGATGACCTTTGCAGGTCGTGAAACCCTCAACCATTCCATCTATCTCCCTGATCAGATGTATACCGGCGCCAACACATTCTTAAAACCTTTTAATAAGCCAGTACTTAGACATCATGAAACAGAGAAAGACGCCATTGGCCGAGTGATCGATATTCGATATATTGATACCTTCAACGAAGCAATGGGTTTTAGTGACAGGCTTATTTCTGTAGCTTCTGTTTTCAAAGATAAAAACTCGAATTTAAGACGCAGACTAGATACCGTAGCTGCTTTCTTAGATGCATCCGAAAATCCTTCCTATATGGGTGCTGGTCACCTCTTAGGCATTTGGGATATTACTGATGCAGAAGCAATTGAGAAAATACTTGATGGTAGATACTCAACTGTTTCAACTGATTTCAAACCCAAGGGAGCTTATTGCTCTACTTGTGTTTTGGAAGGTGAACTAACTGATTGGCGTACTGACGATTGTGACCATTCTCGTGGTCAGATGGTTGATGGCCGAGTAGCTGTTGCTATTCCTTATGGCTTTATGTACAAAGAAGCTTCATTTGTGAATGTGCCAGCAGCCCCGGCCTTTGTTTTAGAAACTGGAGAAGATTTATCTTTCTCAGATGCAGTTTCAAAAACGAATTACTCTATACCACATGAAATAATCTCAGACGTTATTTTAGATACAGGAAAGGCCTGCTTTAACGCAAAGGGCTCTGCCGTATCGAAATTACCAGAAAATTTCTCTGATTATCTGCAAGTTATAAATCCCACACAAACAAGTAAGAGTAAAGTAATTGGAGATAATGAACAAGGCGGAGCTGTAGGCCCGCAAGGAAGCACCATGTTTGAACTTTCAGAATTAACAAAGGATACTGAGAGCAACTACGCCGAGATCATCAAGCATCTAGGCCAGGACGCAGCTCAGTTAACTGGTGATCTTCTAAAAGATCTAGAAGATTCTGCCTTTATTGGTCCTAACCGAACCTTCCCAGTAAAGGACCTTTGTCATGCTAATGCGATCAAAGCCCTTTTAGGTGAAGTCAAGGATTCAGAAAGCAAGTCTGCTCTTCTAGAAATCCTTGAATCCAAGATGTCAGCTTTTGAGGTTTCTCCAGAAACAGATGCAGCCGCGGCAGAAGAACCCGTTGTTGCTGCTACCGAACAGGATGCAGAGACTTTTGCTTCAGCAGAACCAAAAGACCTTGATACTCAACTTACCGAATTAGGTCTTGCAAAGATCACAACCGATGCTCTTGTCAAACTAAACGCTGAAGTAGACGATCTAAAGACCTCTAAGGCCATTTGGCAGCAACGTATCCAGAGTCTCGAAACTGAAGTTCGGCGCTATGCTGATTCCCAGACTGAACTCGTTAAGTCCTATAAAGATTTACTAGCTTCTCAGCTACTAGACAATCAGATTGCTCGTGGTATGAGGATTAAAGATAAAGAAGAGACCCTAAAGAAATACAAATCTAAGACTTTAGAATCTCTAAAAGACAGTCTCGCTGATCTTTCCGATTTTGAAGAGGATGGGTTAGCAAGAGAAGCATCAGGTGAGCAGGTAACGGTTGGCGATTTCGCTGACTCAGCAAGCTCTGCTGATCAGAAAAAACTCAATGAACAGTATCACGATGTCCTTTCGACATATTGGGAAAAATTCTATAGTGGTCCTCGTGGTGCCGCCCATGCTGAGAATTATTTGAATGAACAAAAGCGTCAGGGACTGATTCCAGTTAACCTTGTCCCTTAATCAATAGGAGTTTAGGAAATGGCCAACAACCTACCTGCAAAGAGATATGCAAAGGATCTTGGAGTTCCGGTCCCAAATGTTGAATTCTGTCCAACAGAATACCCACGTTTACTCACTTGGCCGGCTCCTTACCTACCATTGCAGCTAGAAAATGAACGGCATGATGAATTCTATGTCGTTCTTTCCGGAAAAGTAGTTGCGCTTGACAGTATGGGCTTTTTAGTTCCTGCCGGTCTTGCACTTGATATCGAGGTTCTTAAGGCTGCCCTTGAGGCAGTCGCAGTAGGTGGCGGCACTCTAGATTGTACCGACGCAAACCTCACCACACTTGTACGCTACGATGCAACTGACGTTGCCAATGGCGTTATCAACTCTCGTGGCGTAGCTGCTGCTCTTGGTGAGCCAGTCGCTTATTCAATGCTTAAGGACGATGCTGCTTTCTTGATTAGTTACAATGAAGCTGTAGCGGCTTCCTCAACGGCAGTCGTAGTTGGCATCGGCAGTGTGTTCACCCAGGCAGTCACCGTTGGCGATCACCTAGGCGTTGCACCTTACAGTTACCTTCGCACTGCTTCAGACGCAATGAGCCGTTCAGGCAACCCACTACATGCTGACGTAACTTCCAATAAAGAAGCCCGTCTACCTTACGATGCTTCTCAGCTACGTCATCTAGGTTGGGAACTTCAGGGGAACGTTACTGTCCGTACCAACTACTGTTTAGTTTACCCAGTAGTCGCCAACAGAGCTGCGATCCTAGTAGAAGGTCAGGCAGTAGCAATTGCAGCCTCAATGGCCTCTTTCGCTCTTGGCGATAGAGTTACCTTTAACTGCAACTCAGACATCGTGCCTCACGTTGCCGCACTTACTACCTCTGATTACGATTCAGATGCAGATGCAACCATCACAGCTCGTATCAATGCTGCAATCGAGAAGTTCCACAAGCGGACTGTAGGCCAGGTAATTCGTAAGAATACTCGCTTCCCAAGTTCATATCTTGATAAGGTCCAGACCCGTTGGGATTCTTCTGTACCAGGCTTTAATGCGATTGACGCAACTGCTGGTTCAGCAACTGCTGGTTACCCAGGTTACATGTATACTGCTGGTGGAAGTGGCGTGGCACTAGGCGACATCACAGTTTCACTATTCATGCGCTAAGGAGAAAGAAGTACAATGAAGACTAAAGATTTAAAAGGTCTCAAGTACCACGAATTTAAGGATGTCTTTCGGGAAGTAGACGAAGAGTCTAAGAAAGATGGCCGTGGCTTCAAGGACTTTGAGTATGCTTGGCACCACAACGGCAAACGCCCTGATGGGTCAGTCCTCTCAATGAAGGACGTTCTCACTATGTGGGAGTCACCTCTCTTCATCCCCAAAGTTATCAACAACGCAATGCAGGAAGCCATTGAGCCTTACTTAATTGTGACCTCTTTGCTAACTAAACTCCCTTACAGCCCAGGCACATTCATTGACCTTCCTGTAATGGGTGCAATTGATGGTGACTTCAGGGTTGGTGAGTTAGAAACCTTCCCAGAGTTCCGGATTGATTACGGCCCAGGGGCAGAAATCGGTCGGATCGGGAGGACAGGTCTCGCTCTCAAGTTCTCAGAAGAGATCTTACGATACTCCCAGTTCGACGTGATCACCATGTACACCAGCCAGGCTGCTAAGGCTCTTGCTCGGTTCAAAGAGGAAGAAGGCTTCAACATGATTTATAACGCTGCAAGCGTTACTCATGACAACGCCACCCCAGCAGACTCAATTTTTGGTTGCACCACTGGTCGCGACCTTGATGGGGCTCTTAACGGTTCACTAACTGTAGATGATATCATCGAGATGTACATGCAGGTACAGCACAACGGATTTATCCCCAATGCTCTTATCGTACATCCACTCACCTACTTAATGTTCCTTGGTGATGCTCAGATGCGGATGTTTGCTCAGATGAATGGGCAACCATATTTCAATCAGCCTTGGTCCGGTAGCCCAGCCCGTAACGACTTTGCTTCCTACCGTGGCGGTGAAGGTGTAACTGGCGCTGCACAGAGAGTCCACTCAGCTCATGCCGCAGATCCAGCAGATGTCACAGCAGTTGGTGGGTGGAGCCCACAGCTCGACGTGGCTCCGACGCTTCCATCTTACCTAGGCATCAACTTCAGAGTAATCGTAAGCCCATTCGTTCCTTTCGATACAGTCAACAACAGAACCACAGTCATCATGTGTGACCTTGCTCAGCTTGGTTTCTACATTGAAGATTACCCTGTCCAGACCAGCGAATGGAAAGACCCAGAAACCGATGTTCTCAAGATCAAGCTCAAGGAGGCTTACACCTTCCGTGATCGTGATCGTGGTCTTGGCATCGTATGCGCAAAGAACGTTGTTGTTACATCTAACAAGATCGTTCTACCTGCTCACGCAACCATTGGCGTCAATGGCAGCATAGGCACAATCAACCGCGCAGTCGCAGTAGTATAACCCTAAGTGGGTGAGGGGCCTCGACCCCTCACCCTAATTTTAAGGAGAACAATATGTCACAAAGAGATCTCTCTCCTAAGGGGATTGCTGATGCCGCTGATGCCGCCCAGGCTGCTGTTGATACAGCAGAGCTTGTAGTTGATGCCCTTGTAGCAGAAACTGCTGCCGTTGGTGGCAAAGTTATCCTTAAAGAAGCAACTAACAACGGGGTAAATACGGCGACCTTCCAGTGTGCTGCTTCTCTAACTGGTAACCGAACAATCTCAGTCCCGAACGAGGACGTTGTATTAGCCAATATCGCAGTTAACACGATTCACACAACTGGTGACGGCTCAGACCATGCCGACGTAGCAACCAATTCGGTTCACGTAGCCGGTGATGGTTCGGACCACGCCGATGTAGCGACCAATACGGCTACACTGGCAGAAATTGAACCAGGAGCAGTAGCAACAGCGGTTCTAATTTTTGGTGATGCAGTCAATGCTGAAAATACAGTAACCATTGGCGCTGATGTCTACGAATTCGTAGCTCCAGCAGGTGTGGTGGCCCTAGACACCAATATCGCAGTGGCAACCACAGGAGTAGCCGCAACCGAACTTGATAATCTTATTGCTGCTATTAACGCAGATGACGTTGACAACGAACATCCAACCATTTTCTTGCAGGATGGCATTACTCCTGCACTAGCTAATGGTACAGAATCCGTAGTAGCAGATGAAGTTGCTACTGGGATCAG